GAGTTCACCCAGACCACCGAGCCCGCGGCGTCCGCCGCGCTCGGTCTGTACGCCGCGCGCGCCCGCGTGTTGGCCCTGTAACACCGCCTGCCGCCCGCGCCGGAGCCGCGCCGGCCGCCCACGCCGGACCCCTTCCGGGGAACCACCTGGGCGGTCACCCGAGCCACCACCCGAGCTTCGCAGGCACGCCCGCACCACCCTGACCAAGCAGAGAGGGCAGCGATGTCCAAGGCGTTCATCCAGGCTCTCCAGAAGCGGCGTGCCGAGCACAAGACACAGCTCGAAGCGCTGCTGGAGACGCCCACCAAGGAAGGCCGCGACCTCAACGACGAGGAGCGCGGCAAGTTCGAGGCGATCGAGACGGAGATCCGCAGCATCGACGCGCGGGTCACCGAAATCGACGAGCAGGCCCGCGCCGATGAGAAGGCCGCCGAGACGGCCAAGCGCTACGGCCTGTCGCAGCCCGGCGATGGCGTGCGCTCCGAGCCCGCGACCTACCAGCGCGGCGACAAGCACTCTTACTTCCTCGATCTCATCCGCGCCAACATGGGCCGCGGCGACGGCGACGGCGGCGTGGAGGCCGCCCGGGAGCGGCTGGCCCGGCACGGGCGCGAGATCGACGTGGAGATGCCCAAGCGCGACGCGCGACGGGCTGCGCGCGCCGAGAAGGAGCTGCGCGGCATCGACCGGGGCAGCGTCTTCGAGAAGCGCGTCAACCCCAACCGGACGGACGGGCAGGGCGGTAACTTCGTTCCGCCGCTGTGGCTGGTTGACGAGTACATCGACCTGCCGCGTTTCGGCCGGACCTTCGCCAACTCGGTGCGCAACCTGACGCTGCCCAGTGGCACCGACAGCATCAACGTGCCGAAGATCGCGACCGGCACGGCGACGGGTGTGCAGACCGCGGACGCCGCGGCGGTCACTTCGCAGGACCTGACCGACACGTTCGTGACCGCTCCGGTCCGCACGATCGCTGGCCAGCAGGACATCGCGATCCAGCTGCTCGATCAGTCCCCGGCCGCATTCGACGAGATCGTCTTCGCCGACCTGATCGCGGACTACAACCAGAAGCTCGACCTGCAGTGCCTCAACGGCTCCGGCTCGGCCGGGCAGCTCAAGGGCGTCCTCAACGTCGCCGGCATCAACGCCGTCACGTACACGGACGCGACGCCGACCCTGCCGGAGACCTACGCGCCGCTGATGCAGGCGCTGTCTCTGTCGGCGAAGCTGCGCAAGATGATGCCGACCGCGGTGTTCCTCACCCCGTCGCGCTGGTTCTGGATGGCGAGCCAGCTGGACAGCCAGAACCGGCCGTTCATCCTTCCGGAGACGAACGCCCCCTTCAACCCGCTGGCCCTGCAGACCGGCGGCGATGTCGAAGGCCCGGTCGGTCGGGTGCTGAACTTCCCGCTGCTGGCCGACGGCAACATCCCTGTGAACCTGGGCGCCGGCACCAACGAGGACCGCATCATCGCGGCCCGCACCTCCGACCTGTACCTGTGGGAGGGCTCCATGCGGACCCGCGTCCTGCAGGAAGTCCTGTCCAACACGCTGCAGGTCCGGCTGCAGGTCTACAACTACGCGGCGTTCATGCCCGACCGGCGACCGGAGACGATCTCGGTCATCTCGGGTACCGGCCTGATCGCCCCGGCTGGTTTCTGATCCTGATGGCCAGCTACCTGCACGGTACGGCCACTGTCACGACGACCCGGTCGGTGCTGGTCACCACCGGGGCGTCCGGCGGTGTGCTTGTCCAGAACAACGGATCGGTCGCCGTCTTCCTGGGCGGCTCGACCGTCACCGCCGACGCCACGGCGACCGGCGGAATCTCGGTGGCCGCCGGCGCCTCGGTCACCGTCCCCACCGTGGGCGGTGCCAAGGCCGACCTGTACGCCATCGTCGCGTCCAGCACGGCCGCCGTCGCCTGGCTCAGCCCTGCGTGAGCCGACCCCATCTCCCGGTCCGCCGTAGAGGGTGCGGCGGACCGGGCCCCTTTCCCCGAGTGAGGAGTACGCGATGCATGACCGCGTCGCTGAACTGGCCGGTCTCCGGGCGGAGCTGGCCATCTGCGAGAACGGGCCGCGCGAATCGCGGCGCGACAAGACCGGCGAGGTGCAGGCCGAGGTCGACCGCGTCCGCGGCGAGCTGGAGGCCGAGGCCGAGCAGCACGAGGAACGGGCCGAGAAGCTCGCCGCCGGCGGCCAGGACGTCCCGGCCGCGCAGGCCGCCGTCGTCGCGCGGGACATCCGCACGGCGCTGCAGGGTGACGAGCCTGCCGCCGAGTCGCCGAAGCGTGGCGGGAAGCGCACGGCCACGGCGGCGAAGCCCCCGGCGACCACCTGACACGAGAGGGGGCGTCATGCCGCTGATCTACTTCACCGGGCAGGACGTGCGGCTGGCTGAGACGGTGCTCGACGACACCGGCGCCCCCGTCACCGGTACCCCGGCCGTCGTCCTGACGGTTACCGATCCGCTCGGGGCCGTCACTACTCCGGCCGCCGCCCCGGCAGGCGGCGGCCAGTACGCCGCCGCCGTGCCCGCGGTCGCCCAGCCCGGCATCTGGCGCTACCGGTGGGCGGCCACCGGCACGGGCGTCGGCTACGCCTCCGAGGGCCAGTTCCAGGTGCGGCCGCTCGGCCTCGAGCAGATCGTCGACCTCGCCTCGGTCAAGGCCCACCTGAACGTCCCCGCCTCCGATACGTCGCAGGATGCGGAGCTGCAGGGCTTCATCCTGGCTGCCGGGGACCTGGCCCGGGACGTCGTCGGCCCGCTCCTGCCCGAGCAGCACACCGAGTGGCACAACGGCGGCTCGCCGACCATCACCCTGGACTGGCTGCCGGTGGCCTCGGTCCTGTCGGTCACCGAGTACGTGTCGGCGTCCACGTGGGTGCTCACCGAACAGCCGCTCGGTACCTCGACGGACGCCTACGGCTACACCGTCGACCTCGACCGAGGGCAGATCACCCGGCGGGCCACCGGCGGCGCCGTGTCCTTCCCGAGGGGCGTCAAGAACGTGAAGGCCGTCTACATCGCCGGACGCTCCGGGGTGATCCCGTGGACGGTACGGCTCGGCGGGCTCGAGCTCATCCGCCACCTGTTCCAGCTCACCCAGCAGGGCGGCCGGCCCCGGTTCGGCGGCGCCGCCCTCGACGGCGAATCGGCCGGCGTACCCACCGGGTTCGCCCTCCCGCAGCGCGTGCTCGAGCTGTGGCAGCCCTTCAAGAGGCCTCCGGGGATCGCATGACCACGCCCATCGGGAACATCCCCGCCTCGTCCATTCCCGCCGCCCGTACCTGGATCCTCGAAGGCGTACAGGCCCAGCTCGCCCTCGACAAGGGCGTCCTGGTGTGTCTGGACGAGCCGGGGACCTACCAGCCCGACGAGATCATCAACATCGGCGACGTCCACCAGCAGTACAACCCCGAGAACGTCGTCGGGAGCGGCGGGCGGTACTGGCTGCGCGAGGACTACACGATCACGGTGACCGTCGACGTGTTCCGCGGCGGCGACGACCCCGCCGCAGTGTTCGCCCGCGCCCGCCAGCTCGCCGACCTGGTCGTGGCCGTCGTCCGCTCCGATCCGTCGCTCGGCGGGGCGGTCGACCGCGGCAAGCCCGGCATGGTGCAGCACACCTCCGGCTGGGCCGAGGACCACAAGGGCCGCCAGTGCGTCATCGAGATCGGCATCGACTGCCTCAAGACCCTGTGAAGGAGGCCGCTGTGCGGCGCTACACCTACAACGGCGAGGAGGGCCGCTACTACCCGACGCTCGGTCTCACACCCGAGCCCGGAAAGCGGTACTCCCTCGAGCAGAACCCCGGCGACGGCGACTGGACGCCCCCGGACCCTGAGCCGACGCCGGAGGCGCCCGCAGAGGCGGCCGAGGCCGAGCAGAAGCAGGAGAGCAGCGATGCCTAAGCCGTCCCACCTCGCAGTACTCGGCGTGTCCAAAGAGGTCACGCCCGGCACGCCCACCGCCGCCACCAAGTGGGTGCCCTACAAGACGCTGACACCGAAGGACGACGTCAACCTCATCGAGGACAACGGGCAGCGCGGCGCGCCCGTGGACAACTTCGGCCAGTACGCCGGCCAGAAGGGCGCCGAGCTCGACCTCGGCGGCGACGTGTTCGCCGACACCATCGGCTGGCTGCTCGCGAGCGTGCTGCCCGACCTCGTCACGACCGGCGCGTCCGCCCCGTTCTCGCACGTCTTCTCCACGCTGTGCACGGGCGACACCCAGCCCACCCCGCAGACGTGGACGATCTTCGACCCGCTCGGCACCTGGCAGTACCCGGGCTCCCAGTTCAGCGAGTTGGGGTTCAAGTGGAACGCCGACGGCCTGTTCGAATGGTCCGCGAAGGCCCAGACGTGGCCGTATGCGACCACGACGACCCCGACCCCGAGCTTTACCGCCGTGACTCCGGTCGCGAACTGGAACATCACCTGCAAGCTCGCGACCGTCAACACGTTCGTCCAGGACGGCGAGCTGACCATCAAGCGGAACATGACCGTGATCCGCGGCTCGGCCGGCACCCAGAACCCGTACCGCATCTGGACCGGCGACGTGTCCGTCGAGGGCAAGCTCACCCTCGTCATGGAGGACAGCGCCCAGCGGACGATCTTCCAGGCCGGGACGGCGCAGGCCTTCGACGTCCTGTACTCGCAGGGCGCCGGCGCCGCTCAGAACGGCCTCACCCTGCACTGTTCGCAGGTCGCCTACACCGAGGGCACGCCGTCCTACGGCAAGGAGTACATCGAACTTCCCGTCACCTTCAAGGCGATCGGCAACGTGACGGACGTCGGTGCCTCGGGCGGCTACAGCCCCATCAAAGCGACGCTGCTGAACGCGGTCGCCGCGAACACCTACAAGTAGAAAGACCACACCCTCATGAGCATCACTCACCACCCGCTGCCCGACGGGGGCTGGGCCGACCTGCGCGACCCCGCCGACGTCTCCGAGCGTCTGCGCCGTCCGGTGCGGGCCATTCAGATGCGCCTCGCCCAGAACCCTGCCTTCTCCGAGGTCGTCGCCGACGCCAAGAAGAAGGGCGTCCAGGCGATGGACGACATCGACGAGGCGAAGGCCGTGGAGATGGCCACGGTCATGGGCGAGGACGCCATCACGCTGATGGACGACCTCAACGACCGGCTCATCGTCTCCCGCGTAGCGGGCTGGTCGTATGAGGCCGAGGTCACCATCGACGCTCTGCAGGACCTCCCCGGGGGTGCCTACGACGAGCTGAAGAAGCTGTGCGCCGAGGGGGCCCTGTCGTCCGGTCCCGACTTCTCGCCGTCCACCGAGGCGGACAGCCCTACCGGGCCCTCTACCGCCTCCGTGTAGCGCTAGAGGGGAAGTTCGACTACTCGGCACACGAACTGCCAGCGGCGGCGTACCGGGACTGGCTGCTGTGTCAGGTGGTGGGGCCGCCGAACACGTGGATGGATCTCCCGTCCGAGCGTCTCGACTGGATCCTCGCCGTGGATGGCGCGGTGGAGAAGGCCAAGGCCAACGTGCAGGAGGAGGCATCCCGTGGCTGACGGCATCACCGTGGTCGTGCGCGGCACCAAAGAAGTGCGCACCGCACTGGTCCGCATGGATCGGCAGATCGACGTCGCCACGGTCCGCGCGCTGAAGGCGACGCAGGCCCTGGCGAAGAAGTCCATCCGCTCGGGGATGCGGGGGCGGCCGCGGTGGGACCACCGCGGCAAGTCCGCCCGCACCGGGCCCACCGTGAATCTGCGGCTGTCCCCGCACCACGTGACCAAGGGCGGCGGCCCGGGCCGGCTGACCGGCAAGCTCACGCGCGGCGTGGGCGGCGTCCGCAGGCCCAAGCCCCTGCCCGGCGGAGGCTTCCAGGGCGGTGTGGGCGTCGGCGGCGGCGTCCGCAACCTCTACAAGAAGCGCCAGGAAGCGAAATACCCCTACGTTCGGCCCGGGATCCGCAAGGCCGAACCGAAGATGGCCGCCGTCTGGCAACTCCACTGGGAACGCGCCACCCGCGTCTGACAACTCCACAGCGAGAACCCGAGGGGGGTGACCTCCCTTGGGTGCACTGCCTCCGGTCTTCATCGAGTTCCTGGGCCACAGCAAGGGTGTCAAGACCGCGATCAAGGGCGTCGAGACCGAGATGGCGACCGCGGACGCCGCCGGGGCCGGAGCGTTCAAGCGCACCGGGATGATGGCGAAGGCCGCCGTCGTCGGCATCGGCATCGCGGCCGCCGGGGTGGCCATCCACACGGTCAAGATGGCCGGTGACTTCCAGGTCCAGATGACCCGCGTCCGCACGGGCGCCGGCGAGGCCGCCAAGAACATGGGCATGGTCGGCCAGGGCGTGCTGTCCATGGCCGGGCAGGTCGGGCAGTCCACGGACGAGCTCACCAAGGGCCTGTACATGACGGAGTCCGCGGGCTACCACGGCGCGGACGCCCTGAAGGTCCTGAAGACCGCCGCCATGGGCGCCAAGGTCGGCGCCGCGGACCTCAACACGACGACCGATGCCGCAACCACGGCGATGAACGCCTATAAGACCGGCGCCGGCGGCGTCACCGAGGTCATGAACGCGTTGATCGCGACGGAGGGCGAGGGTAAGACCAACCTCGAGGCCCTCGCCGGGTCCATGAGCACCATCCTGCCGGTGGCGGCGGCCGCGCACGTGCGCCTCAACGAGGTGCTCGGTGCGATGGCGACGATGACCGCGCAGGGCACCCCGGCTGCCGTCGCCGCAACGTATCTGCGGCAGACGATCGGGCAGCTGTCCAACCCCAGCGGCAAGGCCGCGCGGGAGATGACGGACCTCGGCCTGTCCGCGGTGAAGGTGGGCCAGAACCTCGGCAAGAGGGGCCTGGCGTCCACCCTGACGATGCTGACGGACGCCATCCAGAAGAAGATGGGCCCCGCCGGGACCGTCCTCATCCAGCACCTGCAGAAGGCGGCGAAGAACACCACCGCCTTCCAGAAGGAACTGGCGAACCTCTCGCCCTCGCAGCAGACCTACGTCGGCGCGCTCGCGACGATGGTGGGCGGCACGAAGTCGATGCAGGCCGCGCTGCAGCTGACCGGCCCGCACATGAAGGACTTCATCAAGAACACCGAGGGCATCGACGAGCACGTCAAAAAGGGCGGCAAGAGCGTCGAGGGCTGGTCGGACGTCCAGAAGAACTTCAACCAGAAGATGGCCGAGGCCAAAGACTCGGCGCAGGCCCTCGGCATCCAGATCGGCCAGTTCCTGATGCCCGCCTTCCAGAAGATCATGGGCGTCGTCGCGGAAGGCGCGGGGTGGCTGGCCAAGCACCGCAACGCCGCCAAGGCTCTCGCCATCACGATCGGCGTCGTCCTGGTCCTGGCCGTGGCCGCGCTGACGGCCGCGCTGTACGAGATGGCGGCCGCGGCCGCGGTCAACCCGGTCACCTGGATCGTGCTCGGCGTGATGGCGCTGATCGCCGCGATCGTGCTTCTGGCGATGCACTGGAAGACCGTGTGGGGCTTCGTCAAGCAGATCGCGGGCGACGTCGCCCACGCTGTGACCGGCGCCTGGGACTGGGTCCGCGACGGCACGGTGAGCGCCTGGCACTCGATCACCGACCACGTGAAGAGCGCCTGGCGCTCAGTCAGTTCGTGGTTCGCGTCCGCCTGGCACACGGTGACGGATCCGATCGTGCGCGGCTGGCACTGGCTGCAGCAGGCCACCGTGACCGTGTGGAACGCGATCGCTGGCTTTTTCAAGCGCTGGTGGCCGCTGCTGCTGGTCCTGTTCGCGTTCCCGCTCGCCGTCCTGATCGCGATCTGGAACCACTTCCACAAGCAGATCACTTCCGTGGCGAAGGCCGCATGGAACGGCGTGCTCGGGTTCCTGCGCGGCGCCTGGAACGTGATCAAGGCGACGGCGTCCGTCGTCTGGTCCGTGATCAAGGCTGTGATCGTCGCGCCCATGGTCGGGGTGTGGCACTTCCTGCAGTCCATCTGGGGCACGATCTCCGGCTGGCTCAGTTCCGCCTGGGGAGGCATCCGGGGCGTCGCAGCGTCCGTGTGGGGCAGGATCAAGTCCGCCATGACGGGGCCCGTCACCGGGGCCTGGCACGTCATCACGACCACCATGAGCCTGGTCAAGGACGCGATCTCGAGCAAGCTGTCCGCGGCCTGGGACACCGCCAAGGACTGGGGCTCGAAGTTCCTGAGCGTCGGCAAGAACATCGTCATGGGCATCGTCCACGGCGTGGAGAACGCGGGCAGTGCCCTGTTCGGCTCGCTGAAGTCCCTGGCCAAGGGCGCCCTGGACTCCGCCAAGAGCTTCCTCGGCATCAAGTCGCCCTCGAGGAAGTTCGCCGAGATCGGCGCGTACATCGGCGCCGGCCTCGTGCAGGGCCTGACCGGGTCGACGGCGCGCGTGAAGTCCGCTTCGACCCGTATCGCGCAGATGCTCTACCGGGAGTTCGGGTCGTCCGGGCACAAGCACCTGCAGGAGCTCGTCCGCCGGGACGGCAGCGCGCTGGTCAAGCTCGCCAACCAGCGCGATCGGGTCGCCGTCCAGCTGAAGGCGGCGAACAAGAAACTCGCCGACCTCCAGAAAGCGTGGAAGAAGACCAGGGACGACGTCGCCGCGAGCGTCATGCAGAACGTCTCCGTCGTCACCGCCCTACCGGAAGGCTCGGTGCAGCTCACCAGCCAGGACGTGGTGGCGAACATGCGCGACCAGGTCGCCAAGGCGAAGAAGTTCGCCGCGGACCTGGTGGCCCTGCGCAAGAAGGGGCTGCGGGCCGACCTGATCCAGCAGATCGCCGACTCGGGGGTCGACCAGGGCGGCGCCACCGCATCCGCGCTCGCGGGCGGCAACAGCTCGCAGATCGCCGAGATCAACAAGCTGCAGGGGCAGGCCAAGACCGCCGCCGGGCAGGTCGGCGCCGCGACCGCCGACGCCATGTACAAGGCAGGCATCGACAGCGCGAAGGGCCTCGTCAAGGGCCTGGCCTCGCAGCAGAAGGCCATCGCCAAGCAGATGCAGAAGATCGCGAAGAGCATGGCGAGCGCGATCAAGCACGAGCTGAAGATCCACTCTCCGTCTCAGCTGTTCCACGAGATCGGCGCATTCATCACCCAGGGCCTCGCCAACGGCATCAGCGCGGGCAGCCGCACCGCCGAGGCTGCCGCGCAGGCGATGGCCGGAGCGGTCTCCACCGCCGGAATGCCGGCCATCCCGCGCATGTCGGTCCCCGGCGGATACGGCGGCTGGAGCGCGGCCGCAACCGGCGGCGGCGCGTTCGTCGACGTGCCCATCGTCGTCAAGCTCGACGGCGACGTGCTGTTCAAGACGACGCAGCGCCGCTCCCTGCAGCACGAACGCCGCAACACCAACAACGGCCTCTCGGCCAAGACCAACCGCTGACCAAGGGGGCCCTCGTTGACAGTTCCTATCGGATTCCCGCTCGACGACGGCCCCCTGATCCCTACCTGGCCGCGGATCCTCCTGCAGGTCGCCTGGAACGCGGGCGGCAACTCCACGGCCCCCAACCACTGGTACACGGTGTCCAAGCGGATGCGCGGCCAGTGGAAGGCCCAGCTGGCCGGGCGGCAGTACGAGCTGGACACCGTCACCAGCGGCACCATGACGTTCTCTCTCGATAACCTCGACGGCGCCTTCGACCCCGACAACACCGCCTCGTTCTTCTACCCCTACGTCCTGCCGTACCGGCGTGTCCGCCTGATCGCCCAGACCACCCCGTCCCGCAACCTGCTGTACTGGTGGGTCGCGGTTGGCGCCCTCACCTCGTCGATGGCCGTTTCCACCGGCACGCTCACCGCAGCGACCGGTCTGGCCGCGTCCCCGTCGGGCCTGACCACCGCGCACGCCTGGGCCCTGCCCAACGGGGCCGGCATGTTCCAGGGCCTCGGCCTGTCCGGGGCCATCCAGCCGTGGACGAACTTCGACTGCGAGGGCACCACCGTCACCCCCGGCGCCGCCTACGCCGCCGGTGTGGATCTGCAGCTCGCCCCCGGCGGCATGGCATCGCTGTCCGCCCAGGTGAAGATCCAGTGGTACGACCTGGTCGGCACCCAGCTGGGGGCCAGCGCCGGAACTCCGGTGTCGATGACCACCACGTGGCAGCGCACCACCATCTCCGGCACCGCCCCGGCGGGCGCCGCGTTCGGCATCCCGCTCATCGTCACCCTCGCCGCGACGACCGCGGCAACCACGATCCGGGCCACCGGCTGGCAGTTCGAGCAGACCGCGACGCCTACCGCCTGGGCCTCGTCCGGCAGCTGGTTCGAACTGTGGCAGGGCTTCGTGGAGCGCTGGCCGCAGTCCTACGACAACAACGGCAAATACGGGAAGGTCGACGTCACCTGTATCGACTCCCTAGCCCCGCTGTCCCAGCTGACCTACCAGGACGTCATGCCCGGCTGGGCGGCCCAGACCCAGTCGGCGAGCCTCCAGTGCATCTACGACCTCGCAACCCCCACCGCGAGCCCCGACGTGCCCGGCGGGAGCGCGTTCCTGCCCTATGCGGGTATCCAGCTGGGCACCGGCGGCCTGGACATCGTCGGCGCGAACATCATCACCGGCGCGTCCCTCACGTCCACCAGCGAGCTGGGCACCCTGTGGGGCGTGCCCGGACCGGTCACCACCCTCGCCAGCAACCAGGCGTCCAGCCTGGGCACCTCGGCGGGGGCGACGTACCTGCAACCGTGGGACGGCGCCGACCATTTGATGCTGCCCAACGGCGGCTGGACGCGGCTCATCTGCTTCCGCACCTCGGTCACCCCCGGCACCGGCGGCAGGTTCGGCTCCGCAACCCTGTGGTCTGCGACCGGCCCCGGCTACTTGTCCGGCAGCGGCAACCAGTCCCTGGCCGAGCTGCAGATCTTCAGCAACGGCTACGCAACCAAGAAGATCCAGAACTCCGGCAACACCTCCAGTACCTGGTTCTCCAACAACGCATTCCTCGTGTGCGACGGGAACTGGCACTGCGCCGTGCTGTCCCTGTCGGCGGACGGCAAGACCGCACGCCTGACTATCGACGGCGTCTCCAACACCGTCAACCAGGGCACGAGCATGGCCTCGTCCACGTACACCATCGACGCGATCGGCGCGACGCTCACCACCAATGGCGCCGGCGAAAACACCACCCCGTTCAACGGGGACATCGCGTACTTCGCGCAGTGGAACACCGAACTGGACGCGGCCACCGCCAATGACCTCTCCCGCGGCTTCGCCAAGGGGTGGGCGGGCGACAGCATCGCCTCCCGCATCCAGCGCTTGCTCAACCTCGCATCATTCCATCCCGGCAGCGGGGTGCCCTTCTCGCAGATCGGCACCCAGGGAACCCTCGGCTCGGTCTCCCTGAACGGACGCTCCGCCCTGGACGCCATCCAGTCGGCCGCCGACACCGAGAACGGCCAGTTCGGCGTCGACAACTTCGGCTCCCCAACCCTGTACGGGCACCTGTGGAGGTGGATTCAGAACACGCCCACCGTCACCTTCGGCGAGAACTTCGCGGGCGGCGAGGTCCCGGTCAAAGAAGACATCAAGTTCGAACAGGACCCCACCCACCTCTACAACGACGTGCAGGTCACCGTCGACGGCGCTGCCGACGCCACCGACGTGACCCGGCTGCAGGAGTCCTCTGACACCGCCTCCCAGACCGCGTACTTCCCGCAGACGCTGACGCGGACGGTCAACCCGCAGACCGTGCAGTCCGGCAAGAGCATGGCGAACTACCTGCTCAGCCTCTACAAGGACCCGCACACCCGGCTACAGGGCCTGACCGTCGACCTCGCCCACAGCCCCACCCTGCAGGGCAAGGTCATGGCGCTGAAGTTCTCCGACCTGGTCCGCGTCATGAAGCGCCCTGAACTCGCCCCCGCCAAGCAGCTGGACGGGTTCATCGAGCAAATCGAATGGTCCGGCGACGACACCGGGCAGGCCCTGCAGCTCAAGCTGCAGATCAGCCCGGCCTCGCAGTACCGCTACTGGATGATCTCCGCTGCCTGGGCCGCGCTGTCCACCTCCCCGGCTGCCGGGGTCAGCGTCATCACCGTCGGCCCGATCTCCGGGAACAACGCGATCGCCGCGCAGTACGTCATCCCCGCCGGTTTCACCATGGTCCTCGGCTACGGCACCGCCAACGCCGAGACCGTCACCGTGCAGTCCGTGCAGACCGTCACCGCCGGATACAGCACCGTGCAGCTCACCCTCACCGCGCCGACCACCAAGAGCCACACCACGGGCGACGTGATCTGTTCGCCGCTGCCCGGGGGCGCCACCCTGCCGCCCGGCGGCACCTACCCCACCTGCTACGACGCCGCCGCCGTGTTCGGAGGCACCTCACCCCTGTTCGGATTCGGATGACCCCGGAGGATTTATGCCCACACGCCCCGCCCTCACCCAGGCCACGGCCGGCTTCCCGGCCTCCGACGCCTGGTGGAACGCGCAGGTGTACAGCCCGCTCAACTACCTGTACGGGATCGTGACCCCGGCCAGCGGGCAGATCGAGGACACCACCAGCCGCACCACCACATCGACCACCTACGCCGACGCCGCCAGCGGCGCGTTCTCCCTCGCGGTGACCGTGCCGGCCTCAGGGAACGTCCGGGTCGACATCCGGTCCACCCAGCGCAATTCCTCCACCTTTAACACCCTCACCAGCTGGCAGGCCGTCGGCTCGGTGTCCGGCACCGTCTACACCGCGAACGACACTGCCGCGCTCGTCGTCGGCGGCACCAGCAACCAGTCCCTGTCCCTGTGCTACCGCCTGTCGGGCCTGTCAGCGGGCGAAACGCTCACGGTGACGCTCAAACACCGGCTCAACTCCGCATCCACCGGCACGTTCGACTACCGGCAAATCGTGCTCACCAGCCTGCTGTAGCCCTCACACCACCACGCCGACCTCACCCCGACGAAAGGAGGCCGGCGTGCCCGCACGCGTCCGTGCCGCCCTGGCCGCTCTCCTTCTCACCGCCGCCGCTCTCCTTGGTGCGGGCAGCACGCCAGCCGTCTCCGACAGCGCGCCGGCGCCGATCCTGATCAAGGGCGTCGACCTGCACGACGCCACGATCAAACACTTCGGCGACACGTACTACATGTACGGCAGCCTGTACGGCTGCGGCTACGAGTGGTACGTGTCGGGCACCCCGTGGTGCGGGTTCGGCGTCTCCACCGCGCCCAGCCTGCAGGGCCCGTGGTCGACGCCGCAGTTGCTGTTCGACCCCGGCTCGCAGGATCCGTGGTCGAAGCGCAGCTGGCAGGAGACGTGCGGCGGCACCGGCCAGGGCTGTTTCAACCCCCGCATGCTCGTCCGCTCGGGTTGGGGCTACAACGACGCGGTCCCGATACTGTGGTTCAACGCCCCCCGCCACTACTCCGACACCGGGGCCAACGCCTACAACGTCATGGGCTGCGCCAGCCTCACCGGCCCGTGCGGTCCCGGCGTCACCCCGAACGGGTCGTACACCAAGCCGAGTCTGTCGATCTGCGCGGGCAACGGCGACTTCGGCATCATCGAACGACCCAACACCCGACCCGCGATCGCCTGCTCCATGCCCAGCGCCGCGCAGCTCAACATCGAGGAACTCAACTACAGCGGCAGCGGCGGCACCGGCCAGGGCGTCCGCAAGGTGGCCGGCATGTCCGGCCCGATCGAAGGCCCCGGCGGCTGGTGGGACGAGACCACGCAGCAGTACGCGCTCACCTACTCCGACCAGGGCTGCGGCTACTGCGCAGGCACCCCCACCGGGTACGCCACCTCGCCGTCGCTGTACTCCGGTTGGACTGCGCCCGGCAACGTCGGATGGGGCGCACCCACGTGGGGACGCCGCATCTTCAGCCCGAACTCGTGCGGCGGGCAGCCCCGCACCGTCACCGTCCTCGACGGCCAGCCCTGGCAGATCGTCGACCTGTGGCTCGGCACCCGCAACGAGACTGCCGCCGACGTGCTGCTGTCCCCGCTCACCTACACGCCCACCACCGGCACACCCGGCGACGGGCGGCCCTGGATCCCACCGGTCAGCTACTCCTGCAGCTGACCCGCACCCGCCCCGTAAGGGGCTTTTTTCATGCCCAGAAAGGGGCTGCCCTCATGTCCACTCCTGTCTGGCGCCGCCTGGTCGACCACGTGATGGCCGTCCCCGAGCGCGTCTACGAGCACTGGAACAGCCGCGACGGCTGGGACAACCACACCCAGTTCGGCACGGAGTACGGCTGGGACGGCGTCGCCTGGTGCGCGATCTTCGACTGGGACATGTACCACGACGTCGACCTCGACGCGATCGTCCCGAAGACGGCCAGCGTCGCCGCGATGGCGGCCTGGGCCAAGGAGCGCGGCCAGTGGTCCGAATACCCGTCCGTCGGCGCCTGGGTCGATTTCGGCGCGGGCGCGCACACGGAGATCGTCGTCGGGTTCGACGCCGACACCGTGTACACCAAGGGCGGCAACAGCGTGAAGGCCGGGTCGACCGACGCCGGGCAGGGCAACGGCGTCTGGTCCCACGCCACGCCCCGTGGATCCGCGCGGGTTACTGGCTACTTCGCGCCCCGCTTCCCGGACGGCGTCTGCCCGCCGACTGCGGACCCCCGGGACCGGCGCGGCGGTAAGGCGGTCGCGTCCTGGCGCTGGTCGCCGCCCGTCCCGGCGGTGAAGCCGTCCGTGTCCCTCGCGCACCTCGTGGACGCCGCCCGGCACGACCCGGCGGCCGCGCAGGGCCACACCTCGCACAAGGCCGAAGTGCTCCTCGTCGAGAAGGCGCTGAAGGCTGAGGGGTTCCTCGCGGCCGGGTACGTCGACGGCTCGTTCGGCACCAAGTCCGTCGAGGCGTATGCCCGCTGGCAGCGCTCCCCGGCCGGCGGCGGCTACACCGGCAGTGCCGCCGACGGCATCCCCGGCAAGGCCTCGCTCAAGCTGCTCGCCGCCCAGCACGGCTTCACCGTCACCGACTGAAAGAGCGCCACCATGAAAGACACCTCGAAGCGCACCGCGCGCACCGTCCTGCAGACCGCGGTCGGTGTCGCCGTGGCCCTGCCCGGAATCGTCGCCGCGTCCGGCGTCCCCGCGGCCCTGCCCTGGGCCGCCGGATCGCTGGCAGTCGCGGGCGGCTTCGCCCACGTCATGGCGCTGCCCAGCGTGCAGCAGCTGCTGCCCGCCTGGCTGCGCACCGACGAGGCGAGCCGCCAGTGACCACACCGGAC